ATTGAGCGCGTCTTGCCCGTTCCAGTTGAAGCTGATCGCAAGTAAAGTTTACGTAGCCTTGCCCCTCTTGTCACCGTGTTAATAAGTGGACCGTACATAGGAATGCCCACTTCTGGGTGAGTTTTTAAATCTTCAATTAAAGCTTCAATTCCATCGCCAGCTTGATAACCTTCGCCTAAATCATCATCTATACATTTGCTTCTAATCTCGTCTATTTTTTCATTAATCGAGTCAGCAATAGCAATAATTGAGGTATTGTCTAGCCAGTCTTCTTGCTGTTGGCGTTTTTTAGTGTCAATTACATTGTCTGGGTCATATAGATAACTAACGTCCAAACCTATACTTTCATAAGCCCTAAGAAGCGTGAACTTTTTCAACCTTTGATAATAATAATTAAATGTATCTCGTCTTGCTACTTGACTTGCTTCAGCGAGATATTCAATTCCTTTATTTTGATTAAAGACTGCTTCAAACTTTGGCCTATTACTTAGATAATCAACAATAGCATCAATATTTACCAAGCTACCTGTCAGATGTATATTATAGATTGCACCTACAATTATCTTGTGAAATTGATTCTCAAAATCATCCTCTCTAATGACATATTTCTCAGTTTCATCGAATATAGAGGCATCATTAAAGAGATTTCCAATAACTTGAATTACTGCGGAAGGGTCGGTATAGGAACTGTTAGTCTTGCTCATTTGCATCTCCTTCCTCATTTAAAAAAGTAAAAAGTTTGCGGCGACGCCCCATTGGTTCACGCTTAGGAGATTCTATGTGTACCTCTCGCGCAGGTAGGATATATTCATCCACATTGATACTACTATTCTGTTGCTGTGCTTCCCATATAGCACGCCAATAGAGGAACGCTTCCTCGTATACATATGGCACAATACCAAGACCGCCGTTCGCTTTTTCAACAGGGTTTTTCCTCACATCAAAGAAATACTTTAATGTCTTATATATTCCTGAATAAGTATATCCATTTTCTTTTGTAAATGTAGTTAGTTGTTTTTTAATCTTTGGAGTAAGAGCAGGTATGTGAAAAAGTTCTTTTATATACAGCTCAAGATTTTCTTTATCTTTATCGTCTTGCGTTTTCTTGTTTTCCACCCCCAAGGCGCAAGACGCATGAGCATAACGGTTCGATTTTGGTTTTACAAAATCCGTAGTTGAAGTATCAAAGAGCTCGCCGCAATAAAGACATTTCACGATATGCTTCGCCATCAACCATGCTCCTTTCTGTTCAAAATCTTACCCTATAAATATATTATACCATAATATTACATTAAAAGCAAAAGAGAGAGTATCTTCATGATTACTCTCTCTTTATATCTTAATTATTTAATAAAGCTTGCAAATCTTGAACGATTAAATCAATCTGCTCACTTTGCTCCTCAGTACAATCAGAAACTTTTCGCCCCTTACCAAGGTATTTATCTGTAATAGCCACGATTTTATTCGCATTAGACTGATTGGCCGTCATCAGGTCTCCGCAAAGATCTTGGAAACGTTTCATCAAGCCATCAAAATCATAATTTGGAGTAGTAGGCGATACAACCTTCTCACTTGTAACGAACTGGTTATTTGTCTCCTTGGCTTCCTCTGCGATAGCAGTTTGAATCGCATTTACAAGATTCGTATAACTCATAGGAATCTCGTCAGGGATATACTTGAAGCGACAACCACACTCAATGCTACCATCACTACAACGTAAAGTCAAGACTGACATTTCATCTTTGCGAACTTGATGGGCATATCCATAGATATCACTCATACCCGCAATCACAGTTTTGACCGAATTGGAGAGAGCCGGCTGGACGACAGTTTTCTCTTCTTTTGTTGTTGGATTCGTTTCTGTGACCTTCTTATCATGCCCGATAAAAAACACAGCATACCCAAGTTGAGTCAGGCCTCGGAAAATTTCATTAAATTCATCCTTGAATTTCGTCCAACCTTTCCCATATCCCAACTCACCAAGGTCTTCAATTCCATTCTGCGAGCAAATATATTTCTTGCATCTATCACTCGCGATATCAATAGTATCAACAATTACTGCCTTAAAACGTTCCTTAACCTCCGGCTTTTTAAGCTCGCGATAAACTTGTTTCATCTCGCCCCAAGAAGTAATATCCTGAGCAATTACACCAGGCAAAGCATGATATCCAGGCTCGAAAGCCAACAAAATAGCATTGTCCATCTGAACTGCCAAAGTAGTCTTACCAGTCTTTGGCGCGCCGTATAGGTAAGTTATGTAACCACTTAAATCCGTGCTCACTTTATTTGGAGCCAAACTCAATAAATCCATATATCTTACTCCTTATCTCTGAAAGAGGAGAGAGAAACTTCCCTCTCCTCTACTAATTAAAACTTATACTCACCCTTGGCAGGAGCAGCTGCCTTGCTAGTTCCAAAAGCACTATTCTTAGTAGCTTGATATTCGTCCTGCCGACGCTTAACATCTGCGAGATAAATCTCACGCTCACTAATCTTCTGGTCAAGCTCAGTAGCAAGAATGGTAGATTCATCATCCCACACATAAGGCTCTGGCTGTGCCCATGTAATTACGAAATCGCGCTGCGTGTTACGCACTTCCCGCACAGAAGCCTCGCCAAAAGCACTCTCTTCCTCAATCTTGCGGATAACAGTCTTGGAAACTTGCTGCCCTCTCACATGAGTAAAGATAATATTTTTCTGGCTAGGCTCAAGGCTCTCGAAGTAATCCATGGCCTTGGGATTATAAACAGTAAACTCAACAGGAAGCAACGCACCACGGAAGTCAAAGACACAACCCTTCACGGCCATACGTTCAGGAAGCTCCCTATCTTCATCAGGCTCAAGGCGAGCAACGCCATTAATCAACATATCTGTATCAAAAACCGCACGCTGATCAAGAGGGGCTAGCTCAGAAGTTGCATGAACAAAACCACCTTCATTACGCTTCACACTAACAAGCTCAGTCTTACCATTACGGTCACTATAAAACTCATTCAAACCAAGAGCAGTATCAATGCGGACCTTCCCAGCATTTTCCTTGCCATTGGCCATTACAGAACCAACCTTACCATCAATAATATTCTGAAGCAAGGTATAAGTTGCATTAGGCTTACCTTTGCCAGTAGTCTCAGTCACATAGGTAAAATGCACCGGAACAACATTTAAAAGGTCATCATCCGTGGCAATGCTCAACGTGCCAGCAATAAACTCAGTACCAGGATTCTTGGAATTTTCACCAGAAACCTTGCTTTCAAGCTTATGCTCATAGACATAACCCTCAATATGGCATGAATTAATACACTTTTTCATTTTGCTTTATTCTCCTTTATAACTTTCAATATCGAAATTTTTTCCTTGCTCAGATAGAGCATAAGACACGGGATTAGACCCATATTTCTCTACATAGCCATCACTTACTAACTTGCGCATTGAGCCTGAAACCTTGCGCGAAGAAATTTCCATACCATCCGCGATATCTTTAGCCTTGAGTTTTTCACTTCCGCAAGACTGAAGATATTCCAAAATCTGGATGCCTGTTTCGGTAAAGAGAGGTTTATTCTTCTCTTTTTCTAACTGTTGGCGCAAAGACTCAAGATATTCTGCTGCTTCTGCGGGAATGGCCGCTCCGTAGCTTTCATTAATCATGTCAAAATAATCTAAAAAGCTTTCTAATCCGCTCATTCAACGTATTCTCCTTCTTATTATATATTTATTATATCATATAATAAGAATTAAATCAATTAAGAGGAATGTCATCAAAAACAATAGGAATAGAAGTCTTGCATATTTGTAACGCTTGGCAAGCTACTTCTCTCATTTGCGGATGTGCGGCCGCGCTACAACGAAGCTTGAAGAAATGCCTCCACTCACGTAGATTTGCAGTCATAACAACTTCGGTCTTGAGAGAATTAGGTAAAACCGCACGTGCTTCCTGAGGAGAGGCCCCCATCTCTAATAACTTGAAGTAACCCTCTTCGGCCCTCTCACAGGTTCTCTTCCATTCGTCGTACATAAAACTATTAGTCATAGTTCCCATTCCTGTATCGAAATAACAAGGAAGAATAACCGTGATTTCATTGCCAAACTTATCTTGGTTATAATTACAATAGCGTGTACTCTCCTGGCAGTACGCAGCAAGCCTATGGCGGACAATCTCATGGCTGCAATTTCCGCACCAAACAGATTTACCTTCTCTTTGAACAAATAAACGATGATATTTTTCTAGATTTACGCAATATACATTCCCGCTATAATATTCTTTTTCCACGGTGGCTGTGCGCTTATCGAATAAGTGAACTGTGGTTTCATGAATGTTCACAACATATTGCTCTTTGCAACAAGATGTAATTCCACTTGAAAATTCTCGTTCTCTTGGGGGAACGGTTCTAATATTACCCGCTTTACCGATCAGTAAAACAAGCTCCAAGATATCCTCAGCGAAAGATTTAGACGCCGTATAAATTTGATACCCATGTCCCTTGGTAGTTGGGCTACCGTCTCCATCAATAATACCTTCTAGCAAAGAAGTTAAATTCCTTTGGCCTAGAGTATAAACCCATCTTGGCAAAGTTAAATAATAAGTCTTTTTATAATCATCTTCTCGCAAGAAGTTTATCTTTAGCCACTCTCTAATTTGTGGGCAATTTATATAAAATTGTTTATCATCTTTACGATACTCAATACCAAGATCTTTTAAGCATTGTTCTAGTTTATTTCTTACTCGCCCCTTGGTCTGAGAAATAATCAGTTTCCCATTATGTGTCTCTGTGTCTTTTCGACGCTCTAAACTTCCATCTGTAACCCATAATCCAACAAACCATAAGAACTTATCCATATCAAGAGATAAATCATTTAATAAACTATCGCTATTCCTATAAGCACAAGCTGGAATTATGATAGTGTTTTCATCGCAAGCCCTTGTGCCATTTGAACTCTTATTAAATTTATATCTCTTATTAGTTGCTTTTTCTGCATCTAAAAACTTCCA